TTAATTGTTTTACAAGAAACTGATTTTTCTTTTCTAGTTCTTCAGTAGATATTATGGCAAACATAAAGTCAGCAGTTGCCGGCAGCCCAAAACTTTCTGAAGTATCTTCAAGACCAATATCGGTACTTGCATAACCAGTTCTTGTAGTTTGTGTTGCAGAAAAAATAGGTAGATCAAATTCTACTGCAAGACCTCTAAGTTCTTCAGCAATAGACTTGACGATTGTATAAGAGTTGGCAGATGAACCTGCCTTTAGTCTAGATGATACACATAGATTTAAATAATCAATATAGATAACATCTGGTTTAAAACTTTTCTTGATTGCAAGTTCATTAAGTAATACTTTAAAATGACCTGCGTGAGCAGAAGCAGTAGGATATTCTTTGATGATAAGTTTGCCTTTTGTCTTTTCTTCTAGTCTTTTAATCTTATCCTGATACATCAACTTAGGTAGTTCAGGCAAATCACTCATAGCAACATTCAAAAGATTAGAGTCAATTCTTTCAGCAATTCTTTCTTCAGCCATCTCTAAAGTAATATACAATACATTCTTGCCTTGTAATAAGTTTGCAGCTGCAAGATGACACATAAACAAAGTCTTACCAACACCAGTGCCTGCAAGAGCAATATTCAAAGTCTTTGTAGGAACACCACCTCTAGTGATACGATTCATAAAGTCTAAATCAAATTCAATTCTTTCTTCTTTCTTATGGTAGAAATCATATCGTTCAGTAGATTCAGGAATATAATCGTGACCGATCTTCTCATCAAAAGATACTGACAAGGCATTAGATAAAAGTTCAGGTAAGAATTCAGGTGTATGTTTTTTATCTTTGCCGTCTAGTATCTGAATACCATCCATAATAGCATTGTGTATGGCACGATCTTTACAAAACTTTTCAGTAGTTGATATTAACCACTCTAAATTAATTTCTTCTTTTTGAAATGTAGCGATTGTACTAGTAATATTTTGAAACTCAGAATCATTGATATCTTTTCTGCCATTCAATTCTATGGCAAGAGTTTCATTGGTAGGCTGTGCGTTATATTTTTCATAGAATAAAGCAATCTCTCTAAAGATTAACTTCTCTAATCTATCTGAAAAATATTCTTCTTTAAGAAATGGCAACACTTTTCTAGCATACTGTTCGGTATGTATTAAGTGCTTAAGTGCTGTTCTTTCAATTCTCTCTTCCATTCAACTCCTGATCCATTACAGTTATTAAGATATCTCCGATATGATTTATAAATTCTTGACTATCTGTATCGGCATCTATGAAATTTTTATCTACTGTATAATCGAACTTCATAGGTAAATTACCATTCTCATCTTCTTCTTTTGCGAATTGTACATTACCATAATGATATATTATATCACAATAAGGGCCGCTGGTCAACTTAATTGAGGCATATTCCTTGTCAGGTCTTTCAACAAACACATAATCAACTTCGTGTTTAGGTAGACTCTGCTTCTTCTGCTTCGATACCATATTTAAATTCTTTGGCCGCAGCCTTATCTAATTGTTCTAAGATTTCTTTAGTAAAATATTTCTCTGGATCAGAGTTAATTGTTTTTTGATACTGTTTAGTACCATCTGGTAATTCTATTCTTGTAGATACTTGTTTGAAAATATTATGTTTCAATGCAAGGTCAACTAAACCGTAGTGTTTATCTAAACCTTTATCATAAGTTAATCTAACATCAACCATTTTATTTTCTTTTGTAAGTCTTGATTTTTGATTTTTACAATGAATTATATTACCTATAATTTCTGTCCCATCTTTTTCTTTTCTTTTAGAAAGATAGACGATAGAACTGGCTGCATATTTCAAACCAGAACCACCGCCCATCTCTTTAGTTGGGAACATAGAACCAACCACATCATATGTATGGTTAGTAATAATAAGGGGAACTTGAGCCTTGCCTAATTTCAATGTTAAAACTCTAAATGCAGCCTTAACAATCTGGGCTCTTGTCATATCTCTTGTCTCTTTACCTGCTTCAGTATCTTCCATCTCTTTTGTTGTTGATAACATACCAAGACTATCTAAAACTAATAACATAGGTTTTCTATCAGCAGGATCTTGTTCAATATATCTATCTAATACTTTAATTGCCTGGTGTCTAAATTCTTGTACTGTGGTTACAGGCATAATAATCATACGAGAGGAATCAATACCTCTATCTTCAATCATATCTTTTGTTAGTGCAGATTCACTTTCAAAGTAGATAACACCAGCATCTGGATTTTCTTTTAAGAAGTTATCAACTACACCTAATACAAAGAAAGTTTTACCTGTAGCACTTTCACCAGCAAGGGCAGTAATTTTATTAGCAGGTAAACCACCGTGAATAGTACCTGATAGTAGTCCGTTAAATATATAACTTCCAGTATCTATAAAGTTTGAGACATCGCCTGCCTCGACACCCTCAGATACTATACTGGCATATTCGTTACCAGTCTCTTTAATAATTTGTTTGAAAAAATCTGACATAGTTTCTCACTCCGATAATAATATTATAACACTTTTATTTATAATTGCAAGCACAATTAAGCAAAAAAATTCTCTAATGTTCCTTTTCTAGAATCTCTGAATAAATCAAAATCTTTATCACCAAAACACCAGACATTTTCTATGAACATCTTATTCATAAAATCTGCTTTTTCTTTTTCATCTTTGAATAATTTATCTGACTTTGGCCTTTGCATTATTCTCATACCTATTTGACCTATAAATTTATCTTTCAAATGGTTTACTAATTCATCACTTGACCTATATCTTTTGCTTTTGATCTTTGGATCCATAATATTGCAAAACATAAATCTAGATACATTCATACTTTTTTCTGCAACAGGTAAATAAAAATCATCTCGCCATTTTTCATATTCATCAAATTTAAACCAAGATTGATTTTCTTCTTTCTCACCACCTTTATTATATTCTTCAGTAGAAAAATAAGGTGGACTTGTAAATGCAACATCTATATCTGGTAGTTCATCATATGGTAAATCTTCAGCACCACAATTCCATATTTTTACTTTTTTAGGTTTACTTAATAATCTATTGTATCTATCAATCTGTTCTGTATATCTCATATAAGTATTTGGATTAGGATCACAACCATAGTATTCTTCAGCATTACTAGCAAAGAAACCTGCAAGTCTATCACCCCAGCCACAACTCGTATCTAATACTCTCTTTGCGTCTGTCATTTCATACACACACTTAGCAACAATAGGTTTAAATTGTGTTGCAATATATGTACCTAATCTAAATGCAGATAGATAACTTGCCTCATCTAGTTTACCACCTCTTAGTTCTTCTTTACCTTCAACCATAACTTTCTTAACACCATTGATACCTCGCCATATAGGACCAAAACACTTCCAGATATCTTTTGCAGTACCATTTTGCCAAACTTCTAATGGTGCTCTAAACCCATAACTTGAGCAAGCCAACCTCAAATCTTGATGAAAGTAATTACTTACAGGATTGTATGTACTCGGTGCGTCTATAATACCTAGTCCATATTTGCTAAATGGATATTCAAGATCGTCATACTTTTCAAAGATTTCTTTTTCTACTTGCTCAATAGGTGAGCAATAGATACTGTAATCGGCCTTCTTTAGGGATGAGAAGGTCGCCCTCATATCTTCATCTGATATTGGTTTCAGCGGAAACTTAGGTCTTACTTTGGCAATATATTCTGATAGTGTCCAACGAAAGACATCTTTCCCAAATTCGTTAGTATATCTATCGAATGACTGATTGTCTAAGATAGGTAGATTCACCTCGTTAGCGTGTGATTCTAGGCGTTTAAATAGTGTTTCATTAAGCATTTAATCTCATTCTCGCTACAAATAGTTCTACACCTTTTCTACAATTTTCTTGCCATTGTTTTGCATCTCCGTCATCAGAAATATATTTAAAACATCTAAAAGGAATATTATATGTTTCACAAACAGATGCCAAAGCATATGCCTCCATATCTGCTACATCATACTCTTCGGTAAATTGTGTATCACCTTCCCAAAAGTTATCTCCTGTAGCACAAACTAAATCTCCTTTGCCACCATTAATAGTACCTTTACCAAAAGGTGTTTGATAATTTTCAAATCCTAGTTGGGTCACATTCATATCTCTTTGTATATAACTACCAATCTCATATAATTCACCAACTTGCACTCTATTAGAACACTTGGCTGCTGTGCCATAATTAATTACAATATCAGGCAACATAGGTTTTCTACCATCCCACATTACTATCTTTTCTGTCAATACTCTAGTGGCATTTATTTTACCTACACCAGTTAGTGTTACCTCATATGGCATACCTTGTACTTCTTCTGGTAGTGCTGCTACTAATAATATTCTCATATGGCGTTAATTGATTCTACTCCTGTCATTGGGCAAAGATACTTCCAAGATATAGGAAAACCATTACTTAAAAATGAATTCATACTTTCAGTTACCTGTCTAGTTTCTTCTTGAACATCTGGTTTATTTCTAAGATTACAAACTCTAGCAAATGCATATAAACTACCACTCCATATCCACTCAGTCATCATACTTTGAGGTAATACTGCTCTTGCCTGTTCAGGTGCGATACCTTCTTTTATCATTCTATTATATAAACCTATACTTTTTTCTATACACATATCATATTCAAATTTCATTTCTGTTGACATTTTTATATCACCTGAAGAACCTTGTTTTGAGTTCTTAGGTCTACCACGCCATCTATCTATCTTATATACTTTAGGTACATAGTCAACATATCTTCTAGACACTTCATTCCACGCAAGGCCAACTTGGTGTTTTACTAATTGTCTTGCAACAAATATAGGTGCTTCTATTCTAAAAGAAGCAAAAGCGTGTGCAAATGGCGACCAATGATTATGTTCTGCTAAATACTTAATTAGTTTTTCATCTTTATTATCAAACTCCTCAGATACTTTATTATAAGAAACTCTAGCAGCATTGACAACCGATAAATCTGATCCCATAATTCTTATAACTTCTACTCTCATATTCTTCTTCTCCTAAAAAATCTTCTCCATAGTGCTGATCTTGTCATTGATACAGCCGTAAATATTAATGCAATCTGTATATTCTCAAATATTGTAGGGTGTAAATCAAATAAAGGAAATATTGTAATCTGTATTA